GCGTGACGCCGCCCGCCCCCGGCGAACCTCCGGTGGTCGTGCCGGGGAACTGGCCGGTGCAGCCGATCATCCCGCCTCCCTATGTCGTCATCAACTACCCCGGGGTCGGGCCGTTGGCGGTCGCGCCTCCGGCTCCGGCCACTGCTTAATAGTATAAGGAGACACTGACATGGCCCTCATTCCCGGCGGCTTGCCGCCCGGCGGCCCTCCACCGGGAGGTGGGGGCGGCATTTCCGGCCTTCTCGCCCAACTCGCCGCTGCGCATGGCGCTCCAGCCAGCCTGACTATGCACCCCGGCGGGGGCGGCGGGATGCCGCCGATGGGAGGCGGCGGCGGACCCCCGCCGATGCCCCCGATGGCGGGCGGCGGCGGGCCTCCGGGCTTGCCGCCGATGGGCGCGGGACCGCCCGGAGGCGGGCCTCCCTCCGGCATGGGCGGGCTCCCCCCCGGAATGGGCGGTCCTCCCCGCGTTGGATCCCCCGGTGCTGGGCCGCTCACCCGGGCTCCCTCACTCGGGGCGCGGCCCAGATCGCCGATTGGGAAAAAGCCGCCCGGAGGCGGCGTCAGGATCAAATCGTCGCCGGTTAATCGCGGATGAGCAAGGCGGAACAGCGATTACTTCTACAACGTAGGCGTGCAGCCATCGAAGCGCGCGATGATTTAATCACGTTCGCGCGCTTCATGACGCCTGTCCCAGACACGCCCGATGACGTGTCTACGTCACTATATCGCCCGGCCAGACACCACCGTGTGATGGCCGCAGCGCTCGAAGAAGTAGAACAGGGCAAGTTCAAGCGACTACAGATCTCGATGCCGCCCCGGCACGGCAAAACTAAGCTTGCGAGCCACATGTTCTCGGCGTGGTATGTGGGCCGGTGTCCAGACAAGTCCATCATTGTCGCAACTTACGCTGAAAAGTTTGCATGGGATCACGGCCGCGCAGTGCGCGACATCATCGAGAACCCCCTTTATCGGCAGGTTTTCCCCGACGTGAAACTCAAGGCCGGGGCCGCCAATATGGAGCGCTTGGAAACCGTGCAGGGTGGGGTTCTTTTCTTCCTCGGGCGGGGTTCCGGCATCACCGGCCGGGGAGCCGACGTGATCCTGATCGATGACCCCACCAAGGACCGGAAAGAGGCCGACAGCCCTACAATTCGCGAGGATGTCTGGCGCTGGTACACCCAAGTTCTCCAATCTCGTTTGATGACCAAAGAGGGATCCATCGTCGTGATCCAGACACGCTGGCACGAGGATGACCTGATCGGGCGGCTGACGGATCCGATGAACTCCTGCTACAGCGCCAGCGAAGCCAAGAAGTGGCGGGTGATCGACATGCCAGCCCTCGCCCGCGACAAGGACGTAATGGGCCGGAAAGAGGGCGAGGCCCTGTGGCCCGAGCGGTTCGATGTCGAATATCTCAACAATCTCCGCGAGACTGACATCCGGGGCTTTCAGGCCCTCTACCAAGGACGGCCGACACCGGAAGAGGGCAATTTCTTCAAGGCGATCTCGATCCTCACCTACGCCCAGATGCGCAACGCCCCTCATAAGGACAAGCTGCGCTTCTACTGCGCCTCGGACCACGCGGTGTCGCTTGAGCAGGGGCGGGATAAGACCTGTCTCTTGGTCGTCGGCGTCGATGAGAACGACACGATGTGGATCCAGCCCGACATCTTCTGGGAGCAGGCCGATACGCTGACCGTGGTCAACCGCATGGTGTCGTTCATGGAAGCCTACAAGCCCCTGTTCTGGTGGGCCGAGAAGGGGCATATCTCGAAGTCGATAGGGCCGTTCCTGCACAGACGGATGCTGGAGCGGCAAGTGCATTGCGCGATCCAAGAGATCACCCCGGTCGCCGACAAGCAGACACGCGCCCAGTCGATGCAGGGCCGGATGGCGCTCCACAAGGTGCGATTCCCTCTGTTCGCGCGCTGGTGGGCGGAAGCGCACGACCAGTTGATCAAGTTTCCGCACGCCATGCACGACGATTTCGTGGACGCCTTGTCGCTGTTCGGGCTCGGCCTGTGGCTGCAACGCGGGGCGCGCAAGGCGGTCAAGAAGGACGGGCCGCCGAAGGAAGGCACGCTCGGGTGGGTGATCGAGAGCGCGGCGCGCGAGCGTAAGCGCGAGAAAGCTGATCTGAGCACGGGAGGCTGGTGATGGCTGTTCTCGACAACGACCCCCTCGCTCAGTCGCTCGCCGATCAGCCCTCGGTGTCGATGGAGCAGTTGTTCGGCGTCGAGAAGCAGAACGAGCAGCTTCTGGAGCGCGAGCCCGCCGACCCCTACGAGGCCCGCAAGGAGTTGGTTTCCGACTGGAACCGGAAGATCAAGCGGGCCAAGAAATACTGGGATCCGGTGTTCGGCCGGATGAAGGAGGATCAGGACTTCGCCGCCGGTTACCAATGGTCGAAAGAAGACAAGGACGACCGCTACACGGCGAACCTCACCCTGCGCATCATCAATCAGAGGGTGGCGTTCTTCTATGCCAAGAACCCCAAATTCGACGCCCACCGCCGCACCCGGATCATGAACACGGTGTGGGATGGCGACCAGTCGACCCTGATGGCGTTGCAGCAAGCGGCTGGCCAGATCTCACAGCAAGTGGCGATGGGAGTGATGGACCCGATGGCGGCGCAAGCCGCCCAGCAACAGGCGATGCCGATCATTCAGGACGCGGCCCGGGTCAAGCAGCAGGAACAGACGCTGGGCAAAATCGGCAAGACGCTGGAGCTTCTCTTCCGCGCCAATATCGATCAGGCGACCTACGACTTCAAGCAGATGATGAAGATGACGGTGCGCCGGGCGTCCACCACGGGCGTCGGCTACGTCAAGCTCGGGTTCGAGCGCGTCATGCAGAAGAAGCCCGATCTGGAGCAGCGCGTCGCGGACATCTCGAACCGCCTCTCGACGCTGGAGCGTCTGAGCGCCGACATCCACGACGATCAGGTGGACGACAACGGCCCGGAAGTCGAGCAGCTAAGGCTGATGCTTCAGGATCTCAAGAGCCAGCAGAACATAGTGGTCCGCGAGGGTCTCACGTTCGACTACCCGCTGAGCACGGCCATCATCCCCGACCCGAAAATGATCGCGCTGAAGGAGTTTGTCGGCGCGGACTGGGTGGCCGAGGAGTTCATCCTGTCGCCCAATGACGTGAAGGAGATTTACGAGATCGATGTCGGTAAGCAATATACGGCCTACAAGGGCATCGACGACTGCGTCAGCGTGACTTCGCGCAACGGTTTCGTCGTGCTTCAGGACAAGACTTCAAAGACCGACGTGAAGGAGGGCCCCGACGGGCGTTCATGCTGTGTCTGGCAAGTCTACAACCGGAAGGACGGGCTGGTCTACACGCTGTGCGACGGTTACCCGGATTTCCTGCGTGAGCCGATGTCGCCGGAAGTCTACACAGACAGGTTTTATCCGTGGTTCACCCTGATCATCAACGAGATCGATCACGAGACAATGGTCTTCCCACCCTCGGATGTGAAGCTTATTCGCGACATGCAGATGGACTACAACCGGGGGCGGCAGGGCCTGCGCGAACATCGCCGCGCGGCGCGCCCGAAGACCGTGGTCGCCTCCGGAATGGTCGATCAGGAGGATCTGGAGAAGCTCTCCAATCACCCGGACAACGCGATCATCGAGTTGAACGGTCTCCAGCCCGGCCAGAAAGTCGATGACCTGCTTCAGCCGTTCCGGGGCCCGCCCATCGACCCGAACCTCTACGAAGTGGAGCAAGTCTTCACCGACATGATGCGCGTCAGCGGGATCCAAGACGCCAACATCGGAGCCACGGGGGGTTCTCCCTCGGCCACCCAGTCCAACATCGCCGAGGCGTCGCGCGCCACCGCGATGGGCTCCAACATCGACGACATCGACGACATGCTCACTGCGATTGCCCGGACCGGCTCGCAAATTCTTCTGGCCGAGTGCTCGTTGGACACGGTGAAGCGCATCGTCGGCGAAGGCGCGGCGTGGCCGGACCTGTCGGCGCAGCAGATCTCCGACGAACTCTGGCTGCAGGTGGAGGCGGGCAGCACGGGGCGACCCAACCAAGCGCAGGAGATCGCCAACGCCGAGCGGCTGTTCCCGCTTCTCCTCCAGCTTCCGGGGATCAAGCCTGAATTCCTCGCCAAGGAACTGATCAAGCGGCTTGACGACAAGCTGGACATCACGAACGCCTTCCAGAGCATGCTGCCCTCGATCATCGCCATGAACGGAATGGCCTCGCGTCTCGGCGCAGGGCCCGAAGGCCCCGGCGGCCCGATGGATTTCCCGGGTCGCGGCCCGGCCCAAGGCCCCGCCGGGGCGGCGAATGCTCCGCAAGGGGCTCCTCCCGGCGCGCAGCGCCCACCGGATCAGACGGGTCGCCCTCCTCCCGCGAACCCTGCCCCCGGCCCGGTCGGCCCGCCGCCGGGAGGACATCCGATTGCATGATCGTTCCAGAACGTGTAAACCTGCGCTTCAGCAAGTGGAGGAGAGGACGCTTGCGGAGCAGACCGATGACCTATGGCAGACCCATCGCCTGCCGAACCGGAAGTCGAGCTTCACGCGCCGGACACGGACGCGCCGGAGCATGACCGTTCTCCAGACGTAGCCGCCTCCCCGTCAGAGGCAGACAAGGGCGAAACTAAAGAGACCCTTCTCGAAGCCGTCCTCCGGGCTGTGGAGCCCAAGGAGGAGGGCGAAGAGAAGGATCGAGCCGGGACATCGCCAACCTCGGATGCGCCTGCCGAGCCCAAAGAGGGCGACGACAAGGGCGACCCTACCGAAGAGCAACTGCAAGTTCAGCCGGGCGACAGCACAGCGGTCCAGAAGCGGATCCGCAAGCTGCTCAACCAGCGCAATGCGTTCCGCGCCGAGGCCGAAGTCACGCAGACACTGCGCAACTTCCTCGTCACCAACGACATCGCGCGCGAAGACTTCCAGTTGACGCTCGATCTCGCGGCGGCCATGCGCCGGGGCGATTTCGCGGCGTTCCTGCAAGGCGTCGGGCCGTACGTCCAACTCGCCACCCAAGCTCTGGGCATCACTTTGCCGGATGACCTTCAGCATCAGGTCAGCCAAGGCAAGGTGTCGTTCGACGTTGCGGCACAGATGTCGCGGGATCGTTACGGCCGGGCCCTCGCCGAGCAGCGCGCTTCGCGCTCCGATCAGGCGATGTCCTACCAGAA